AAGCGCAGCGACAGCGCAAAGTCGGCCACATCAATCGGTGTCGTCAGCAGATGGAAGGCGAAGTCGTCGGTCTTGGGATCGACCCCGTCCTTCGCCATCACGCCGCACACCACATTCCTAATGTTATCCTTGTTGTCCAGCAGGAACGTAGCGATGTAGACCAGCGACGCCTCCAGTTCAGACTGCTCCTGCGAGGCAGGCTCCACCTCCGGAGACGCTGGTGCAGAGGGTGCGCCCCTGAAGGAAACAACCTTATCGGTCGGTGACATAGCGGGTCCTTGCGTTGTCTACGTTCTGCACGATGTTGGTGCGGATCACATGGATGCTGGTGCCGTTGGAGGGGTCGATGCCCCGCTCAAGCCACGCCTTCACCACGAAGCCCCGCTTCATCCACCAATTCTTAATGTCGGCCATCAGCTTATAGTTGGCTGCCTTGTCCGACAGGTAGTCATGTCTTGCCATTTGGCCTCCACTTCTTCAGGCCATCCGGATTTCCCGGCCCTGCTTTCAACCAGTTGTACCCCACTTCGACATCAAATGGAATAATAATCTCACGCGATATCCCCTTAATATCAGTGACGGGGAAGGGGAAGCGCAGACACTCCAGCACCTGAGGCAGCAACTCGTCGGCCTTGTCGATGCGGACTTGGCCCAGCACCGCGTCATGCAGGTTCAGAAGGATCTGCACATCGGCGCCGGGCTTACCCTCGAACTTCTCCCACAGATTGTAGATACCAATGTTCATCAGCACACCCACACAATGCTGAGGCACGAAGGCAATCGCCTCCCGCAGCGTGGCATCATCCCACCGCCTGTTCCAGAAGTTCCTCCGGATGCCGAACGGCGTAGTCAGGCAGCCCTTCGTCTGCAACTGCTTGGCTACCCACACATGCCAGTCGCTGATGCCGGGGAACCTCCGAAAGTACTGGTTCTGGAAAGCCTCGGCCACCGCAGTCTCGACCTTCATCTGCTGCGCCAGCGTGAACGGCTTCCCGTAATAGTTGGACCCGTGCGCGCCCTTCTTCGTGATGTCCCGATACGAGTAGCCCCGATAGTACTCGCGCTCCGCCAACTCCCGATCCGGCGGGAAGCCAAACACCATCGAGGCCACCATCGTATGCGAGTCACCACCTTCGACGGCTGCAATGTAGTTCTCGTCGCCCGACAGGTAGGCCACGATGCGCGCCTCGGCACCCTGTTGGTCCGAGTAGAACATCACATAGCCGGGGTCAGCGGTGAAGCAGGAGCGGGCTTCCTTCGGTATGTTCTGAAGGTTGCTGCCGATCCGGAAGGGATGCTCACTTGAGGAGAGGCGGAAGGTCTCGGTGCCCGCAATGTTGAAGGATGCGTGGAAGCGGTTGCTGGGCGACAGCTTCTTCGAGAGGAACTCGACCTGCTTCTCAAGGTCACGAATGCGGAGGATATGGTTGGCGAAGAAGGCGCCCCGCGTGTAGTTGGCAGCAATCCGCTCAAGGATCTCACGATCCGTGCCGACCTTGGTCTCGCCCTTCTTGGACTTGGTTTGTTCCGGAATAGCCAGCAGCGTATAGAACAGGTAGATCAGTTGGGGCGTGGAGTTGTGGTTGACGGTCGTGCCCCACAGCGCCTCGCACACATAGTCGAAGTTGGCCTGCACCTTGTTGGCACGGGCACGCAGACCAGCGACTAGGCCATCGCGCTTGACGGTGTCGATTTGGACGCCGCGCCGCATCATGGTGAGGATCGGACCCAGCATCAGTTCACTGTATTGGTAGGTGGTCTTGGCCCACGCAGGCAGCAGACCCCCATCATAGATTTCCTTGAGGGCCATCGTCTGCATGGTGTCACCGGCGTTATAGACAATCTCCTGATTCTCAGGAGTTATCTTCAAGCCTTGGGTTTGGAGCGTCCGCAAAGTTCAGCCTCACATATTTGCCGTGGAGTTGTTTTGCTCTGGCGTCCCGCACGCGGGCAGCCTCTTCTGCCGTATCGAAGTATCCTAGATACTCCCGCTTTCCTTGGCAATTTACATACGCCAAGTACTTACCATACCATCCTAGGAAGCTGACTCCCCTGTACTTTGAATGTACCTTTCGGGGATTCCGGCTAGGGTCGAAGTCAGCTTTCTGTATGTTCTGTGCCGTCGTAACAAATTCCAAATTGCTACGACAATTATTCAAACCATTCCCATCTACATGATCGACGATAGGTTCCTTACTCGTCAATCCCAGCACCAACCTGTGCATTTTAACTACTCGTTCACCTGTCTTAGACCTGGGGAGTTTCATCCCATAGGCGTAGCTTAATCTATCGGAGTTAGGCGAGAAGTGTTCCCACCAGACGTAGCCTTGGACAAGGGGATAGTCAGCCTCGTCCACAACAGCAACGCGGTCACTGTTCGTCAGCTTGATTTCGATAGGCATGGCGTCCTCCCTTCAAGCCATCATTATAACAGGCTGCCGGTTAGAATGCAAGTGTCCTGTTATAGACGATCTCCTGATTGTCAGGAGTTGGCGTCATGTCCGTGATTGTTCGCACTGACGTTACCTTTCAGGAAGGCGTCCCGCATACGAGACAGGATGTGCAGCGTCAAGGGTGGACCATCGTAAGCCTTGAAGAAGTTGCGTACCCGTGACGGGTCAATGTCGGCAGCCAGACACACCTCATCGAAGTTCTGTGCGGTGGTGCCGTACTCGACCGTAAGCCAGGCTCGGGCCTGTCGCTTGTGGGCTGCGGCTGCCGGTGTCTGAGTGGCAGCCGTCGCATCTATCAGCGCCTGAATTATAACGCTGGCCCACAGGCGTCGCAGGGACGCATCATCTTCACTCATATTAGTTAGACTGCTCCGCAAACGCCATTTCGTATTGGGCATCTTCATACGCGGTAGTCAGGTCGGTAAGCACGAACACATAGAACTCTTCGATGTCCATGCCCGACGCCTTCTCAAGTTCCTTGTGCAGAACCTTGGCCGCCTTGTTATCACCTTCAATCACAAGTCGACGAAGCCAGTGGGCGAGGATCTGCTCCATCCGATAGCGTGCCTTGTTCGTAAGGCCGTCGGCATCGAAGTTGAGGCGAAGCGATACGGCGATTTCCTTCATAGCCATTCTCCTACGCGGGGCGTCAATCGACGGAGCCGCTCTTGTTGAAGTCCTTCTTGGCCTTGGTTCGCAGATGCTTCCATGCGCGGGTCGGAATGTGGAGGGAGGCTAGGAAGCCCAGCGACTTCTCCCATTCCGGCTGCCACGCATGATGCCGAAGCATCGTGTCGAAGATCGGGCCTTTGGGTCGTATACTATAAGCGTCGAGGTACGTCAAGTCATACGTTGCATTATGGAAACCCCACGCCAAGCCCCTCCTGTTCGCGAGGAAGCGGAGCCACAACCAGATGTCTAGTTCATCCTGCTCCGACCACTGCGACCGGTAGCCCATGTCCTCTAGTTGCACATACAGACAGCAGGCCGACGACGTAGCCACGGAGAACTCCGTGATCCGGCACGCCTTGTTCGTCTCCACATCGAAGACGATCTCATCCCCGATGTGCTGGGTCGAGAACGCATACAGATCAGCAATGCTGTCGGGTAGGTAGATCGTCCTCGGCTTATCGACGAACCGCTGCTTCGCCTTCCGCATAGCCGACACCACGACGGGCCGCTCGTTCCACGCCATGCGCGCATACAGGTAGGGCGCATAGGTCGGCACCACCTGAAGGCCCTCGACCAGCGGGCTATCAACGTGGGTGCCACGGAAGGTGTCGATCTTGTACTCGCCGGTCAGGCAGAACATGGCGTGTGCGCCCAGCGTCAGCACCACATCGTAGCCCTGCAACTTCTCGATCAGCTTGTCGCGACAGGACTTGGCGAAGGGCAGCAGTTCGCCGCCGACCTTCCCACCCACGAACAGCGTGCCCCACTTCTGCACATAGGCAGGATGGGCAAACGTAATCAGGTCAGGCTTGAAGTCGGCCAGCTTCATCAGTTCGCTGGTGACTTGCCACTCCCACTCCGACATGACGGCCCCGCTGGGAGCATCGACGGAGGGCCAATCAACTATCAGCGCGGTCTTCAAGGGGAAGCTCCATCTGCACGGGGGCGATCACGACGAAGGGGCTGCGCCGCTCAGGCTTCGGCATCTCAGTCCCGTGTTCCTGCCGCCACTGCTCCCGCTCAATATCCAACTTGGCGGACGGGCTGTAGTTCCTGCACATCTAACGCTCCCTGTAGAAGATGATGTCGCCTATCCTAACAGTCCGTTGCAGATGGGGCCAGCGCCGAATGCTGCTATCGTGGAAGAAGATCGCCCCGTCCACCAGATCAGGATGATCGAAGACCGCCAGATAGGCTGCGTAGTTGGCGATCTCCCACGCAGCTTGATCGCGGGGACGCCGGTTCGCATTGGTGCAGACCCACGTAAACTGGCAGCCCCGCACATTCCGCTGGTAGACCACGGCACACAGCGTGTTACCGAAGCGGCCATCCTCTGCCCGGTTCAGTACGACCTGAGCCACCCCTACTTGCGCATTGAAGGGCTGGTTGCGCGCCTCCCAGTAGACCGCCTTCGACAGGCACGCCATCTCCCGCAGCGGGTCCGCAGCCTTCGCCGCAACCGGCAGCAACGCCGCCAGCAGGGCTAGGGCCGCCAGCCCCCACCTCACCGGCCTTCTCCCATATCGTTATCGTCGTCATCCCACACGCCGAACACGAACATGCAGATGACCACCACACTCACCAGTACGAACAGTCCTTCATACCACATCACACCTTTTCTCCCATAAGAACTGCCTTCATACCATCTGCTGCCGCCGGATATCCAGCCTCACGCAGCGCATCTTCCGCCGTCTTCACCGCCCTGCGAAGCCTGTCAATCTCAGCGACTTGCGCGCAGGCACCCGGTGCCGGGCAACCAATGGGCTCCGGAGTGGAGGGACCGACGGTGCGTCCGCCCAACGTAAGCCGCAGACTAGCAACCTCGGCCCGCAGCTTGTCGCGCTCCGCCAAAACAGCTTGGAAGTCTTCGACGGGCATCACACCTTTCCTTGCGCCAAGGTGTACTCAGGAGTTCGGCGCGCATTGCTGGAAAGCCCTTTCATCGGAACCCATTTTCCCGTCGGCTTTAGTACCCCCGCTCGCACAAGTTTTGCAATTGCCGCACCCCATGCGTTGTGGTGATGGGGAGGACCGACAAGCGGTTCCAGTTCTTGCCGCATGGATTCTCCGGTGACAATTTCCCCTTGCCTGCTTGCAGCAAATTCTCGCGCGGCATCCGAAATTAAATCAATCCAGCGTCCCGCATTGCGGGCGACAAGAGCGAGACTTTCTTCCTTCTTAGTTTGAGCAGTCTCTTGCGAAAGTTCTGACATCTTTGCTCTCCTGTTGGGCGCGGACAAAAGCCTGGAAGTCCTCGCTGGTGAGAGGAGCAGGCTCGCCACTTGCTACAAGAATGTCCCTGACCCTGCGCCGCAATTCGTGGGCAGGGGTAGACTCCGTGTGGAAGACTTCGAGGATCATAGAAGCACCTTCCTGACAAGGGAAAGGGGCAGACCGAAGTCCACCCCTCCCCGTCCCTACTTGTTAGCGGATACTCACGCCGCCTTCTTGTTGTTGTTGTACCAATCCACCGAGTAGTAACGCTCAACCTTCAGGCGCGGCGTGTTCAGCGGGGTGCCGTCCCGGTTGGCAGTCTCATGCGAGATCGTCACCACCACGTCGTTGCCCGGCAGAATGTCCGCCGTGTCACGGATGGTTTCGCCCACCACATCAGGCGTGATGCGCGCGAGCCGCTCCTGCACATAACCAATAGTCTTCTCAGTAATCCACTGCGTGTCACGGAGGCGGCACTTCGCCAACTCCACACCTTCCATGCTATCACCGTGCATAGGCTCGACCATCGTGTAGGTCAGCTCGATACCCTGCGTACCAGAGTTCGCCTTGACGAACTTGACGGACTGGACCGTCACAAGATAGTCACCCGCCGGAGCCTGTCGGAAAGCCGGGCGCTCGGAAGCGGTGTTCTCAATCACAGTGTCGAACAAGTCCATAACATCTTCTCCACTTGGGTTTGTCACTACGAGGTGACGGGGATATACATACATCTGGAGGGTGTCCCCGTCAAGCACTATCTCCAGAAATCTTTCAGGCCTTGACCTTCAGGTCCACGCCCGGCCCGATCTTGAAGCCCGCCTGTTCTAACGTGGCACGCGCGAGCGCCCGCTGCTTGGAAGGAGAAGTTACTCCTCTATTGGACAGTACCTTAAACGCCCTCCCACTAGCGGACTTAATCTTCGGCCACGCCATAAGAGATGTTCGCATGCTAGCGGCTCCCGGTCAGGCGGTCAAGCATGGAAGCCAGGTCGAACTCTTCGACAGGCTTGATCAGGTTGGGCGCGGAGGTACGGAGCGAAGCCTTGTCGGTCGCCGCCGTCTTGAAGGAACGCTTGCCATCGCGCCCCACTTCGAGATGCCAGATGTCAGAGAAGTAGGTCTGCATCTTCTTCGAGAACTTCTCCCCGATGCCCACCGGAATGTCACGGGCCTTGCCCACGATCTTCCCCTGATCGTCCTTCTCACCGGTCTGCATCAGGTGCGTCAGCACGATGACGGACGCGCCAACCTTCGGCCCAGTCAGGTGATCGAGGATCGCCCCATAGTAGCGGCCCGCCACATTGTAGAGCGACCGCAGATCACGCTTCGTCTCGGGGTCTTCATGCGCGGCCAGCAACAGCATCTCACCAAGGAAGGTGCCGCTATCAATCACGATGACATCCTTGGCAGTCAGCTTGTCGATGGCGCCAAGGTCTTCACTCGCCGTCTTCCAATGCTCCAGCAGCTTGCAGAACTGACGCATGGAATCGACCGCCTGCTTCGGTGCAACGGAGGTGCCCGCGAACAGGTTGGTGTTGGTGATCTTCGCCACCGCATAGGTGTTGATGAAGACGTCGGCAGCGCCCGGCTTCAGGTAGGAACCGATGACGCGGCTGTTGCTATCGAAGTCATGGATCAGCAGCCGATACCCAGAGTTGGCAAGCTGGGCCAGCGCCCCCGTCTTACCGGAAGCGGGTTCGCCGCAGATCAGGATGCGAGGCGGAATCTTTGTGGCTTCGAACTTAGGCACCGAAGAGAGTCTCCTCTACAGATTGGATGCGTTTGTTGCGTGGATCTGTTTGCCATTGCGGACACAGGTGCGCCACCTGACACCAGTCTTGGCATCGCACAGCTTCACCTGGCCGGTGCTCTACATACAGGGCCGCGCTCGTACTTGCAAGCTGATCCGCTTCAATCGGATTGTCGAACAGCTTGAGGGCCTTGACGTTGCCCCGCTTCATCACCGCCCACTTAGCCGGTCGCGCCCACACATCCTGCTCAGAACAGGACTGCGGCTCGGCTGCCTGATGCAGGCGGATACGCTCCTCAATGAAAGCATCCGCTTGCTCCGGTGTCCACAGCGGGATGGGCATGTTCAGCACCGGAGCCTGCGGGTAGTCCTGCGTCTGGTGGCTGCGGCCCTTCGACCAGTCGCGCAGGATCGCGATGACTGACATGGCCGGGATGACCATGCCCTTCTCCCGCTCCAGCATCCGCCGGTAGATGTTGGTCTGCTGCTCCCATTCACGGGGCACTTGCCCCGCCTTGATCTTGGCGACCGACGTCAGCTTGAAGTCCAGCAGTTCGCCGGTCCCTAGCAGCAGGTGATCGACCTGGCCCTTCACCTTCCAGCCGAGATACTCCGCATACAGCGTAGCCTCAACCATGACGAAGGCATCACCATCCGCTGCCCGCTCGATGATGTGGTGCATCGACTGGCCCTGCAACGAATAGATCCGGTCACTCACATCCTCTTCAAGCTCATCGTCATGTTCGAGCTTGAGCTTCCGCATCTGAGGCGGGACCAACAATTCCGTCACCGAGATGTCGGCCTCGCCCTTCGTATACGAATCATTCTGCACCGCCCGGACAATCGCCTCGGGCAGCCGCAACTTATTAGTCAGCTTCATGCGTTATCCCCGTCGTATTCGCGATCCAGCAAGCCCGTCCAGTCCGAGATGGCGTCGGCGCCGATAACGGCGCACCCCGAGAGGAAGGCCGGGCGAAGCAACACCTCACCCTCCCCCGTTTCGTAATTCCAGATCAACACGCCGCAGACCTCGCCACCCTTAGCGTCGTTGCGGCGCGAGCGAGGCGAACCCCATTCAGGCGCCGCCAGCTTCCAGCCTTTCGGCACGCTCACACGGTAGGTCATAGCTTGGCGTCCAGCAAGTCGGCGGGCAGGGGGCCAGCCTTCTTCTTCTTGGCTACGGCGTTGGCCTTCTTGATCTTGGCCGCGCCCTCGGCAATGGCAGCGTCATCGCGGCGAGCCTTGCGGTTGCGCTCATTGATCTTGCGAAGCTCGGCCACGATGAAGTCGATGTCTTCTTGTGTGGTTTCCTCGGGATCGCGCGCGAAGACCTGCGCCCTCGTCAGACGGTTCAGAACAGGAGGATTATCCACAGTCCCAGCAGCAGGTGTATCAGTCGCATCGTCACTCATCTTCGTGTCTCCGGTAGGGGTGAGAAGGGGAGAGCCGAAGCCCTCCCCAACCTGTACGTTAGTCTTCGCTGTCTTGGCCCAGCCAGAACAGGAAGTCTTCCTCTTCCTGCGGGGACATGTCCGCATCCATGTCGTAGATCGGCTTGTCCTTGAAGATGTCAGCGGCGTCAGGCACCTCGAACATCACCTCGTAGCTAGTGCAGCGGAGCTTCTGATTACCGTAGTCAGAGGGCACGGACACCACGTTGGCAGGGTCGATCTTGACCGCCACCATCTTGTCGCCCGGTGCCATGAAGCCACGCGCGTATTCATAGGCGGCAGCATGGAAGCCGTAGCTGCACGTCTTGTTGCGGTCGTCATCGACATCGTGGCGCGGCATGGAGTGGATCTTGCCAGGCGCATTGTCGAAGCGGCCGGAGTGCTTGTCCCGGAAGTCGGCACGCACCGCCTTGTATGCGAGGAAGTAACCGTCCGGAGTGATCGGTAGGTCAGCCGCCTCAAGGAACAGGAACAACTCGTTACGGCTGGTCATGGACGGGTTCGCCATAAGGTTGTCGAGGAACAGGCAGTAGTGGTCGATGGGCAGGCCCTCGCGGAAGAACAGCATCATCTTGTCGGCGAGGTAGCCGGTGATGGGATGGCCCTTGTAGGTCACGCCATCCTCGGTGACGACCACGTTGCCTTCCGTCATCGTATTGACGAAGGACTTGACGGAGCCGAGGTCGATGGCCTTGTCGAAGTCGCGCGCCTTGATGGCCTCGACAACAGCCTCGAAGTTCATATGCGAGGCATCGACCACGAGTGGCGCCTCCCCATAGGGGAACAGCGTGACGGACTTGGAGGTGAGGACGAACGGAACCATTGTGGATATCTCCTATGGATCAGCGGTTGATGTAGTCGTTGAGGATAGCCTCGGGAACATTCTGGAAGTTGATATGGTGCAGCATTGGGTGCATGTCGAGGAACTTCTTCCACTCTGCTGCCAGTTGGTAGCCTACGTTCCTGCCCCGCTCCTTTGCCTTAGTCTGCCCCGCCGACATCATGACGACGAGGCCGGCGTGTTCACCATACCGGTGGTACTCGAAGGTCCGCTTGAAGTAGGGGCGAACGATTTGTAGCACAGGATTGAAGCCCTTCCAAGTAGCTTTCTCGATCACCGAACGGCGAGGTGACGATCCCTGCGCGAGCCAAGTGAGTACAGCCCCCGCCCTGTAGTGTTCCTCGATGACGGACTCGGGCACGTTGGCCGCCACCCAGTCAGGATCGAAGCGCACCCAGCCATGCTTGGCCAGGCTGGCCGGCAAAGTCTTGGACCTGTTCAACTCCGCAGCGGACAGTCCAATGATACGCGGGTTCACGGACACCCCAAGAAAGCCAATGGCATCGAGCGACCGCAGCGCATTGACGTAGTTGGCAGGAGGTTCGCCATTCGTGAACTCCAGATAGACGCCGCCCCCAGCCAAGTCGATAGGCGAGGATGTCCTGTCATAACTATAGTCGGCAGTGTTGAAGAGGTAGCCCTTAGTCTTCGGCGCAGACGAAGTAGGCGCTGCCGCAGTCGAGGGCGGGGCGGCCAGATCCGTGTCGATGTTGACCGGCATGGGGATACCATGCTTCTCGCACAGGTCGCAGAAGTCCTGATAGGGAACGCCGCTGACGACGGTCAGCCTCACGTCAATCCCCGGCACCAGTCGTGGATAGGCGTGCTGTAGCTTGGCGTAGGTTGCAGCCGTGACCTTCGAGGTCCACATCACCCTCCACTTCGTGCCCTTGTAGCGCGCGAAACTATGCTCGAAACGATAGTCGCTGTCGCCACAAAGTCCCCGGCGAAAGTTAGACCAATGTGCGTGCCGCGTGTAGTCGAACAGCTTAGGCGATGTGCCTGGCGCAACAAGCGGAGACAGGTCCACGATCTCCTTCGCATTGATGACCCGCCCCTTCCAAGTGAGCGTCATGTGGTCCTTCAATGCAGTCAGCACCTTGCTTGCGCCACGCGCCAGCCCGTCGGAACCATACAGGTATTGCCGGGCAGCGGCCAGCGTCGGCTGGTTTGCAACCTCGGCCTCGACCGCCAACCTCAATTCACGCAGCACCCAGATCAGGCGTTGGGTCAGATGCTTGATGGTAGCTGGATCGTAGGACAGCGCCTCGCGAGACGGGCTGATGGACACGCTGCCCATGGGCACCCGGATCGCCAGCCACAACAGGGCCAGCGCCTTCTTGGCAGGGTCAGGCAAGTCAGGAAGCGAGTTGTAGTCCAGCCGGTAGGGCACGTTGCCCATGACGACAGTCGTGTCGGTCCCAATGCTCTCGCGCACCAGCCACGCCGGACCGCCATCCACCTGCTGCTCAGACTTGAAGGTGAGAACGTCGGAGGTGAAGCGCCATGCAGACAGATCGACGTTGCACGCAGGCATGGTCGGCCACCAGCGGAACAGTTTGCCCGCTTGGTCATGCCAGTCGTGGAAGGTGCCGCTTGCGCGGGTGAGGGGGACGCGCACCTCGATGCCGGTGTCGGTGCCGCACCCCTCGGTGCTGACATGGTTCACGCGGGGCAGCCCGTCCTGCTTGTAGCAGACGTAGGTCCGCTTCTCGCCAGCGTGCCATGAGGTGACGGTGAACTGATCGGCCACAGCGAAGGGGGACTTGGAGCCAAGGCCGAAGCCGCCGATCTGGGTGTTGTCCCGATCCTTAGTCGAACGGAAGTAGGTGGTGTAGAGGGACAGCACATCGTCATGGGACAGGCCTGGCCCCCGGTCGCGGACATAGAACACGGGGTCCGCATAGGTGGGCAGGTGCACCTTGATGTCGCTGATCGGGGCGCCGACCATCGTATGCGCATCGACCGCATTGCAGGTGATCTCGCGGATCACAGCCAGCGTCTTGTTCTGATACAGGTTGGAGGACAGAATCTCGAAGGCCTTGCTGCTGGCAGCAATGGTGAATGCGCCCCCGTCACCAAGGCCCCCGGCCTCGATAGCCTCATGTTCACGCATCATAAGCATTGGATCAGTCCTTCTTCGCTCGCGTGTTGTGGACGAAGTTATGTGCTGACTTCATAGAGGACGCGACCCTGACCAGATCCCACCGGACAGGCGTCACGCCATAGACAGGTGCCCATACTTTAACGGTGCCGTCAAGCTGCCTGACTAGGCGGCAACCCAGATAAGTCTTGCTCATGCGGATGCCCGGCTTCAATGCAGGACGGACGGGGCCTCGATCATCGACAACGCAATCCATTCAAGTGTCTCCTGATAGAAGGGGCGGAACATAGCCTCGAAGCGGCGCAACTGATCCTCGGATAGCTCGTTGCCATCCACGACAGCGCCGACTAGTGCGACCTGTTCGAGGGCGGCCAACGCATCATCGCCTTCCTGCCACTCGCGCCACACCGCCACGGCCTGGCCCTCGATGTCATGCTCCGTCCCGTCATGCAGTCGCAGGGGGAACGATACTTGGAACGCCTGTTCGCGCGTCATGCAATCCTCCGTCACCAGATGAGCCACAGCTTGCGGCCCCACCTAACATAGACCCAACCCAATGCACCCCGATAGACACGGGGCAGAACATAGAAGGGGCGCGGCGTCATGCGGGCTGCCCTCCTGCACGGCTGAACGAAAGACCCGGCAGCACGCTGTCGTCAAGCCCGAATGTGAGGGCTGCCAGCGATAGCTCCCACCTCATGCGCGTGGTGTTGTGCCAGTTTTCTTCTAGGTCGTGCGCCGTTTGCAGGCGTTCCAGCAACTCCGCATTGCGACGCATCCAAACGGGCAGCTTGTCCCCGTGCTCCACGATCAGACCCGTGACGCCGCACCCTTCCATAGTGTGGTCGTAAACGTCATCCGGAATGAAGATGCCGACCGCACAGCGGGTTCCGTGCGGCCCCCGATAGCGGCAGGTGAACTGCTCCCCCTGCCACTGGGGGCTGCGGCCTGCGCGCTCGCCCTGCGTGAACAGGTGGCGGGCCACGGTGTCGAAGATCTCTTGCGGCGTCATGGCTCAGGCTCCCACATGGTTAGGGGGCAGGGTATTGAAGGCTTCTTCCTCGGCGCGGAGGACGTCGAGGTAGGTGGCGAAGTCGAGGCGGGTAGCATGGCCCTGCGACGCGATGAAGTTAAGGCACACCAGCAGCATGACGGAGGTGTCCCACCCTAGCCCGTCAGCTACCTGTTGTAGTGTTAGTTGCGGATCACGTTCCATCGTTCTCTCCTGTATGTATGGGGGAGGCCGTAAGGCCCCTGACAACTTGACTTTCAACGTGACTTCGTATACTATGTAGGGGTGATAGTCTGCCACCCGTCTGTGCTTCTAGCTAGGCGGCTTCCCGCGTGTCAACTAGATTCTCACCGGAGATTCTCACCTAAAAAACCCAGCAATGCCAAGGGCTTGCGGGTAAAGGTGAGAAAGTGAGCGTGGTGAGCGACCCCTTTCCCTATTTGAGAAAGAAAAGAATATAGAAAAGGTTAGGCGCGCCGCTCACTTCCTCACCGTCGGGCCTAAGTCATTGATATCGTTGGCTTTTCCCGTGAGAAAGGGCTTTCCGCAGGGTCTCCACCTTCCTCACATACTCACGCTCCAACTGGTCAGCCTGTTCCTCCCGCCCAGCGGCCGTCTTCGACAACTCCCGGATGGTCCGCAGGAAAAGCGCGGCCTGACTGGGCGTGCCCGCGTGCGACCACATAATCCACAGCCCCTCGACTTCCTGCCGATCTCGCTTGGCATAGGCGCGCAGCCTAGCGATGCGATCCTTCAGCGTCAGCCTAGTCCAGTTATAACTTGCATCTATGTGATGCTTCATTCCCATACGTATCATGACACACCAACCCCCTTGTCAGCCCCATTGCGAGGCCATTGCGTCCGCTATCACAGGTTTTTGGGGGCGGGCACAAGCCCCCCGTTGGACAGTCGCACGCGAGGCTCGCCGATCTCCCGCCTGATCTCACGGGCCAAGGCTTCAAGCGTGTCCTGCCATGCCCCGATCATGTCGGGATCGGTGCCGCTGTCACCCCAATGGCGGTCGAGCAGCATCTCCACCTGTTCAGCGGCGTGCATTGCCTCACACATGGCTTTATAGGCGGCTTCATGCTCGTCGTGGTTGTCGCTCATGGTAGGGGTTCCCTTCACTTGACAGCGGCGCGAGCGTAGGCGCCAAGGCGTGCATCGTCAACGCTGGCGGGCGCTCGTTTCACTAGCGTTTCGACTCCGAGATGGCGATAGACGAGGTGCCACCGGGCACGGGCGAAGCGTTGCGTGCGGGCAACAAAGGATTCGCCGGGCTGGGCGTCGCAGAAGTGAGGGACGATGGCGCCGCTAGGGGTGCGACGGGTGCCCACATATTGCGCGAGCGTACCGTTGGTACGGCGGAACCATTGGCCAGGCTGGGCACAAGCGGGATCGAAGGCTGCCAGCGGCAGCGCGGTGCGAAACTGCACGGGAGTGTCTCCGGTTGGGGGTGGGTGGATTAGGTGCAGCGAAGTGATGGGCAGTCGGGGTGACAGCGGAGCAGCCCGCAGCGTGGCGAGTGTCCTGCCGCCGTGTCCGCTTGTGCGCGGCGGGCAGCATCCGCAGCAGCATCGAGGCGGGCTTGCGGGCTGCGGGAATACCGTAGCCACGCGGCAGCGTGCCGCAAGGCGGCAGCTTCAAGGCGGTTCATGCGGGCGATCCTTCTATGCTGGGGGTGGATTACCAGATGCCGCAGGCTTCGAGGGTGGCGCGATCCTTGTCGAAGGCGATCCGGTCAGCCTTTGGCATGGCGTCGAAGTGTTCTTGTACTTGCTTGGCGATGGCGCGCTGTTCGTCGCTCATCATGACAAGCCCGAAGATAGAGGCTTTGTAAGCGTTAACGGAGAGCATAGCGCCTTGCCACGCGGCGTAAGCGACGGTGGTAGAGGGCGGCGCGGCCTTCAGCAACCGGCCCTTGTTCGGCCCACGGGTGCAGAGGGCAGAGGCGAGCGCAGTTTGCGCGGCAGGCGAGAGGGTGGACATAGGGCTATCCTATGCAAGGGGTTGCGATGTCGAATGCACTAGCATTCGGGAGGCTAGGTGGCGAACCACCTAGCAACCGGAATGTTAGAGGGCGGGGCGCAAGGCGGCGTAGCGTGCGGCGTGGTATTGCTGCAAGCGATATGCGCGCTGGTATTCGGAGAGGTGGCGCGCCTCGGCTGCTTTGTCACCGCGTCGGCGCGCCGCCATGATATCCCGATCCGCGTAGCGGCAGGCACGGCCCCACGCTTGCGCTCGTTTAAGCGCATTGGCGCAGTCGCGTGTAGCTTGGACGGTAAGGGCATGAGAGAGCATGGTAGGGTTTCCTATGGGCGAGAGGGGAAGCCTCCCCCGAAGGGGAGGGGTAGAGGATTAGGCGGCGTCGCGGACGAAGCCGGAGGCGTCGCGGATAGCGGGGCCCTTGGCGCGGAGGCCGACGATAACGCGCGGCGGATCGAGAAAGCGGAGGTCATCAGCGTCGCCGTCGATTACGGTCCATTCTTCGCCGTCTAGTGTGAAGGTAGCAGGCAGGGGCTGGCCGCGCTTCACACGGAACACGGCGGCGACCTGACCGCCCGCGCGGAGGACGGATGCCGCTTGTGCGTCATTGTTCTCGGCGAGCGAAAATGTCAGGGAATAGGTGGCGCGAGCACGCTTAAGGCGGGATGGTACCTTGAAATAGTCATAGCGCATGACGCCTAGTGCCTCGATTTGGGCGATAACGCGCGGCATCATGCCGTCAAAATCTAGGTCGGAGGTTCCGTTAAGGCGGAGGACGGGGCGCAGGCCGTTGGTGGCGCACCACGCGACGAAGGCGCGCACATCATCTAGCAGCAAGGCGGAAAACGTGGCGCGGTCATTCCAGAGCAGGTGGGTACGGCGAAGGCGTGCCGCTTGGATGGCGTTGGTGCGCGTGCCTGCCGTCAATTCCGCATGGGTGAGGACGGAACCGGAGGCGAGGCCACCGCGCCCTGCCAGATTAAGGCAAGCGGAGAGACAACCGGAGGTGGCGCCGCCGCACACATTGCGACCGGAGAGGGAACCGGGCGCGAGGTGAAGCACAGCAACGGCATAGCCCTTGGCGCGGCCCTTGGCCGTCTTTGGGTTACCGAGAGTGAGCAGGCGGAGGCGGGGCTGCGGAGTGTACTCGGAGGCGGAGGACATAGGGCGGAGCCTTATGCTAGGGGTTGCGGGCGAATGCACTAGCATTCGGGAAACCGGGTGGCAAGCCACCCGTAAGCCGGAATGCTAGGCGGGGACGAAGAACCCGGCGGAGTGGATGACCT